GTAATAAATATGTAATCTCCAGTTTCTTAAACTGCTGTGAGTTATTATTACAATTGCTCACCCTTGGGAGCTGATTAATGCTGGATTGTTCTCCAATAGTGTCAAAAAAGACCTATCTGTGGGAGTTCACAAGAGCCAGATTAATTAATCAGGTAGTTTCACATCTTAGTACCACATATTACTGCTGCGGTCAACAGGATCATACTACCAAGCATTGCTGCTCTGTATATAACACCTAAGAAGTCTTTATATCTACGTGAGAATGATGCATTAAATAAGCTCTCTTAGGTGATATTAACGTGCCAAACCTACATATAAGGCACAGTTTAGTTTTCATCATTAGTCTTCGAGCATTGACTAATAACTACTTTTTCATAATGATAAGGGTTAAATAAATAAACTCCCACAAGGTTGCACCTTGAAGTTCTATCCTTAGTATAGTCAGATAGCACATTGCCAATACCTGCAATTGGATGGGAGTTTGTTACCAATCATGAACACTACAAGATTGTTAATCAGTATTTATACTATACTTAGTACAGTATTGGTAAAAAATGAGAAATTGGAGATTTGTGACAGGTATGTTAGTTGTATAACCTTCATTTTTTCACAAATTTCGCACATTTTTTGGATTTATCATGAAGATTAATGACAAATTGGCAGTAATTTATTACTTCACATGACGAAATGTCACGTAATGCAGCAATTTTGGCAGCTTTATTCATAATGAGTTGAGATTTAAATTGTTAATTCTTTAATTTATTAAAATATTCAACAGGAACAAAATAAGCAGATGGCCCAACTTGTATTTCATAGCCTTCAATATCTTGAGCTAATATACATTTATTAAACCAAGACTGCCCCATTAATAATTGAGATTCAGGCCACATTACAAGAACATATAATTCTTTCATAGTGATTAGGATTTAATTGTTAATTCTTTAAGTGCGTGTTAATACCAATCTTTAAACATTCTTATACAAGTAGCTACATTAAATATAGTAGCTGAAATGTACAACAAAGCACAAATAGCAGGCAATGCAGCATGAGTATTAATAAACTCAACGCTATAATAAATACCAGCAAATAATGTAAATGCTGTAAATACAACTTGTATTAATTTAATCATGATCTTCAGGCATTAAACATATTGCAGCAGCCAATACATTAACAAGCAGCAACCATAAAAAATCAATATCAGTAGTTGTTACTACCCTAATAATATCAATAATAGCAAATGCTACATTAAGCCATCCAAAAATCCAGTTTAATTTCTTCATAATCAGTTAGTTTAGTTATTTACTTCATCATAAGCCCAGCAAAACAGAGCTATAAGTACAATCATTAGCATGTTATGTAGATGTTTAGTAGTTTAGTAGTTGTTTGATGGAAATAAAAGGGGATTTCTCCCCTCTTATCAGCTGAATACCAGCTTATTAAACACAGTACCATCTTTGGCAACCTCAGCCCGTACAGCAACAGTTTTAGCTGGAATAGGAAGCTCTTGACCAACTTCAACCTTCTCATTCAAGCCAACCCAACCACTTGCAACATCGCATGTTACAGCACCAAATGATTGACGCACAGCAAGAATTGCAGAATTACCTGATTTTGAAACATAAATTACGATAGCTTTCATGCTTATATAGTTTTTTAAGGTACGGGGACTTTCCCGATGCCCATTTTAGGTGGTGGTGTTTTGACAGCAGGTTCAATTTCTCATTTTTTTAAAAAATTTTGGGAAAAAATTTTAGAAAAGCTAAAAAACCAGGTAAATACCAAGACACATTAATATAGTACATATTACAAATACATCCATTTTCAGTAGTTTTTCAAACCTAAGTTCTAAAGACTATTGAAATTAGTGCAAATTTGCCACAGTTTTGAAAATTATTAGCTTCATTTTCAATAATATACTATAGCGCAGTAAAACTTTCTTTAAAAAGACTTGACTTTTCCATTTCTTTGTATTATCTTTGCACCTTAGTTAACTAAAATCTATAAAAACATGAATCAAGATCAAGTAACAGGAATTATCAGACATGGTTTAACCTTCGTGGGAGGTTATCTGATTGCAAAAGGAATCGTTGATGACGGCACAGTAGCTGAAGTATCAGGATTACTTTTAGCAGCAGTAGGTACAATCTGGTCAATTGTGACTAAGATTAAATCTATTGCTAAGCCACAAGCTTAAATGGTTTAAAGCGGGGTAGTTCAGATGGTTAGAATGCTGGACTCATAATCCAGAGGTCACAAGTTCGAGTCTTGTCCCCGCCACTAATTAACTTAAAGGAAACTTGCACAACCTAATAAAGTTGGAAGGTGCTTGGATCAGGTAAAATCTTCTTTTAAGTTAAATTCGACTTAAAAGTTATACAGGCGTATCAATCTGAATAAGACAATGAAGTGGACAGATACGATGTTGGCAAGGAAGTAATTCCCCTCTTGACTGTATAGGCTGATTTTCAGCTAAGTTGGAAGAGATATATTTAGTTTTTAATATGGATACAGAATTGTTACTTAAAGAAAAAGAAGAGTTAGAACTTCAAATTAATAACCTGATCAAACAATTTATGTTAAAGACTGGGTTACAATTAAGTACAGCTATAGTAGCACTGGATGAGTTAGATAAGTTTAAGGGAATTAAATTAAAATTCGAGATATGAGAAGTACAGAGGTAATTAATTCTGATGAAAAATCAATTACTATCCTACATAAATATCACCTTGGAGATATTGGAGATCAGGCATTTGAGTGGGATCTGGATGGATCAGAAGCTAAAGCTTGGGAAGAACAGGTACAAAAATGGAAAGATGAGGGTATATATGGAAGTCAACAAGAGTGCACTTGGACAATAATGAAGCATCCTTTGTTTGATGATCCAGTAAAACCTGTAGTACAAAAAGAATCTTACAGAATGATAATTTTAGATTTAAATAAATAAACCAATGAGCAAAGGAAAGAAGATGCCAAAACCTACAAAGGGTGGCAAGGGAAAAGGAAAGTGTTAAAATAAATTACAATGAGGCTAAAGCAATATAAAATCGAACTTGAGATTTATGAAGCCTTCTTAACTGTAATATTAGCAGAAGATGTACATGCTGCAAAAAAGCACTTATTTAAAAAGAAGAATTGGTATTTAGCTGAAGCTGATGAGGAGATAAGCCAAGCTATGTTTTTGTACGACGAGCCTGATACTAAAAGGTACGTTGTAATTTTAGCTCCTAATGCATCCCCAGGAACTGTAGCTCATGAAGTTACTCACGTAGCTAAGAGACTTTTAACTACCTGTGATGTAGATATAATGAATAATGAAGAGCCTCTTTCGTACATGATTGGGTTCTTAGTAGACAAGATTTGGGGCAAGATGCATCCCAAACCAAAAGCAGTTAAGAAGAAGATGGAGATTGTAGGGAATGATAACTGTACAGATACAAACAACAACTAAAGAGTTTTTTGATAAATGGCTTGAGTGGATGGCTCCTAAGATCCCGTTGAAAGAAACGGATCGAAGAGTACTGTCTGCTTATATGCTATTATACTACAGTAATCAATCTCGTTTTAAAGATAAGAAGACTTTAAACACTCTTATCTTTGGGGAAAGTACCGTTAAGTTACTGGCCCAGAAGTTAAAGATTTCAAGGAATCAGATTATTAAAGCTGAGAAAAGACTATTAACTCTTGGAATCTTAAAGCAAGATGAAGAGGGAAATCTGTTCTTTAATCCAGTATTTGTATCTAAAGACTTAGAATCATTAAAAAAGATTAATATTGTATTCTCAATTGCACCAGCTAATAAGTAGAAGAGTTTTACCAGAATTGACTTTAGAAGAGATGCTTGATGTTGTACTTAGACTTGATGAGGCAGAAGAAACCTTTAATAGTCAAAACAATGGAACAATTCTAAATCATCTGGTACATGTCAATATGTACAAAGACTCTTACGATATATATGTATTTGAATGGAAGACTTAATTGATATTTTATGTAAAAAGCACAACCTGTCAAAAGCTCAGGTTAAAGCTATTGTAGAATCACCTTTTAAGTTTATGGTTGAGAACTGGAGAAATCGTGATTTAGGAACAACAAATTTTAAGTACCTTGGGAAGTTTGGTGTCCACCCAAATAAAAAGAAATGGATACAGGAGAACTTAACAGAAGTTTGGAAAGAAAGAGATGAGCGCAGAAAACAAGCAAAGCAAGATAAGTCAGATTCTGGAGGGGTGGACAAATCTGGTATGGCACAATGAACAGGCAGAAGCATTAGCTAAAAAAAGATTAGAGATATGTTCTAATTGTCCATTAAACTCAACTTATCCAAAAGCTTTAAATACATTAAGTACATGTACCCAATGTGGTTGTGTACTGGAAGCAAAGGTAAGATGTGTAGCTTGTGCATGTCCTCATCCAGATGGAGATAAATGGATCTAATATGTTACTTGAATTTAAAACAAAAGTTGATTTATATTCAGAGCCTAAAAGTGAAAAAGATAAACCCAGATTAATTAAAAAGGGAATTATCATTAAGCATCAGTGGGATATAGATGATGTATCTAAACCAGAACAAATACTAAACTCTAAGGGCAGTATTATAAAGAATAAGTGTCGTGTGTTTGTAAAGAATTATGGAGATGTAGTAATTGAACATAGTTATGAATACATATGTGCTCTAAAAGAACAGAATCATAAAACAACAAGAAGAACACCAATTGGATTTTTAAAAGGAATAAAAACAAAAAGATGAGGGTGGTAGATAAAATAAAGGGGTTTTTTAAAAAACCTAAGACTTACGAATTAAATCCTAAAGTTATAAATGATGAACAGATTTTAAAACTTTTAAATTTATACAGGAGTGGAGAGATTAGTTTAACTACATCTCAAAGATATGTAAATCAAATATTAAAACCTTTTATTGATAATTACTACAATATGGATCGTAGGGTAGATTATCTGGAAAAAGAAGTAGCTTTATTAAGAGTAAAGCTAACCTATAAATACCCGATAGACAAAGATCTTGAGAGACTTTCGGTAATTGAAGAATTGGAACAAGTAAAAACACAAATATGACAAAATTAGTAGGAGAAATGATTAAGCCTGTACTCAACAGAGTACTTGTAGAAATTGTAGCTGAATCCAGTGAGTTGATTCCAGGATCAGGAATTGTTAAAGCTGGTAAAACTAAATTTGATCCTGAGCCTTGGTGTATTGTGCACGCAGTAGGTAAGGATGTTGTTACAATGAAACCAGGTGATTATGTAGTTACTGTACCACATGTACAATTCCTTATGATGGAATTTAACGGTAAAAACTATGCATTGATCAATGAATATGAAGTAACAGGTGTAATTGATAAAGAGCTGGCTGATATGCTATCTAAAGCTAAATTGAACTCAAGTCACTCAGGACTTGCAGCACCATTAATGAGTAAAGACATTAACTAATGGATACAAAAGTAAAACGACTGGTAAACTCCTCAACAAGTATGGAAGTAGAATTTGTAGGTAAATTATTTCATTGTGGTGATGTGCTCCATTTAGCGCATTTAAAAACTACAAGTTATGCTGCCCATGTAGCTTTAGGAGATCTCTATGATGCAGTAAGAGATCATGCTGATGACATTGCTGAGTTGATTCAGGGATATAAAGGATTACAATCTTATACTATTCCAGCTTCAAATGCAGAAGAGCCTATTGCGTACTTAAAAGAAGTACGTACATATGTAACAAGTAAACAAGCAGCCTTTAATTATGCTCCAGACATTCAGAATAAACTTCAGGATTTGATTGGAGATATAAGTAAAGGAATTTATAAATTAGAAAATTTGAAATGAAAAAACTAGATATTTTATCAAGACTGCTTAAAGCAGATCAAATTACAATGGAAGAGTTAGTTATTCTATTGGATAAACAAGTTGAATATATTCCAAGTATTCCTCAAAATCCATACCCTGTTATGCCTTGGCAAAATCCTTGGGTTGGTACTTCTAATCCATACAATGGGATTAATAATCCCTGGACTACAATTTGTTTAACAGACTTTCCAATGTCTAAAACAGTAACAGAGTACGTAACTGCTAAAAAGAACTAATGTTATTATTTAAATTTAATAAGACTGCAATTGAACCCCTGCCCCATACACTGGCAATTCAAGAATTTGCTATTTTGTGGGACAGGGACAAGAGTAAGGATAAAGCTAAAGCTTTTAAAGAGTTAGCCTTTGTATATTTTACAGCTGATTATAAATCCAGTTACTTAGCCTTTCCTCAAGAAGAAAGAGATCAAGCTATTAAGGAAGATATATTTGGAGGTAATTATGTACCTGATCAAGATGTACTAAATGCGATTGATAAATATAATCAATTGCAGAAGACTCCAAGTATGCGTCTTATTAAAGCAGCTCAAAATACATTAGAAGAATTGATCAATTACTTCAACTCAGTTAACTTTCAAGAGAGAGATAAAAGAGGGCAACCTGTTTATAAAGTAACTGATGTAACTAAAGCAATGGGAGATACAGCTAAGGTAGCTGAATCACTTGCAAAGTTAGATGAAAAGATTAGAAAAGAATTACAAGAAAATACAAGAGCTCGTGGTGGTGAGGAATCAGGAGCTTTTGAGGATATAGATCCAATTTAATAAAATATGCAACTTTAGCAAAGATGGTCAATGCAGTAGCCTGAAGAGCTTCAGATTCAGGTTCGAGTCCTGAAGGTTGCACTGTGTTAGTAGCTTATGGGTAAAGTACTAGACTGTGAATCTGGGGAATAGGGTTCGAGTCCCACTAACACCCTAAAAATTAATTACCTGCACGTAGGGGAGTCTGGAGTCCCTGCCTCACTGTCTATGAGGAGATCATGAGTTCAAATCTCATCGTGTGGGCTACAAGGGGAGATAGCTTAATTGGTAAAGCATCTGACTGTTAATCAGAAGGATTTAAGTTCGATTCTTAATCTCCACGCAAAAAATACATGGGTGTAGTTCAATTGGTAGAACAACAGTCTCCAAAACTGTATGTTATAGGTTCGAGTCCTATCACCCTTGCAAACAATTATGGTAAATTCAGATAGTTTTAGAGAGGCAGCATTAACCTTTAAGGAATATGGCACGTACTGTAAGTACCAGCCAGGTTCTAGATCCTATATGAACTATTGGAGACAAGAGGCTAAACGTTGTTTAGAAGGATACCATGCTGGACATGATTATATTCCAGGGTACTATTACTTTTATTTAAACTACTCACCAATCTATCTTACAATACCAATCTTAGATGCTGAAGGTAAGTTAACTTATACAGATGATGGTAAAGTACAATCTAATCGTATATTAGACTTTGCAGCCCCTTGGGATGGGGATTATAATTATTACCACTACTTAAATGAAGCGGAAAAAGCAGGACAACACGGAGTAGTATTAAAAACTCGTGGTCGTGGATATTCATTTAAAGGTGGAAGCATGCTTAATAGAAACTTCTTCCTAATTAGAGGTTCAAGATCTTTTGCAATTGCTGGTGAGAAAGAATATTTGATTGGTGATGGTATTCTTACCAAGGCTTGGGAGATGATGGACTTCATCAACGAGCATACAGCTTGGGCAAAAAGAAGACAAGTACGTAATACTGAATTACATCGTAGAGCTTCTTATAAAGCTTTAATTAACGGTAAGGAAGTTGAGAAGGGTTATAAGTCAGAGATCCTAGGTGTTACTTTAAAGAATGATCCAAATAGAGCTCGTGGTAAAAGAGGAAAGCTTCTTTTATTTGAAGAGGGCGGTAAGTTACCTGGTTTATTACAAGCTTGGCAAATTGCACGTTCCTCTTTAGAACAAGGATCTAATGTATTCGGATTAATGGTAGCATTTGGTACAGGTGGTACTGAAGGAGCTGACTTTGAAGGATTACAGGAATTGTTTGAAAACCCAAGAGGTTATAACATTCGTGCAGTTGATAATATCTGGGATGAGGGTGCAGAAGGAAACAAATCTGGATTCTTTGTACCTGAGTATTCTAACTTAGAAGGGTACTATGATGCAGATGGTAACTCTGATGAAGTAAAAGCTCGTAAAGCAATTGAAGCAGATAGAGCTATTGTATCTAAAAATACCAAGGATGTAAACTCTATTAAGAGATATATTGCTGAGAAACCAATGACTCCTCGTGAGGCAATGATGAAACTCTCAGGTAATATGTTTCCATCACAAGATCTTTTAGGAGTACTGGCTAGATTAGAACTTGATCCATTGTATGAGCAGAACTTATACAAAGGAAGAATGGTAATTGATCCTGAAGGTAACATTGATTTTAAAGAGGATAAAGAGTTGAGAATGATCTACAACTATCCTCTTAGAAAAGATGATCCTAAAGATGCTCCAATTATCATTTATGAAATGCCTGTAAGAGATAACCAGGGAAGTATTCCTTATGGTGTATATGTAGCAGGTATTGACCCATATGATCATGACATATCAACCACAGGTTCATTAGGTAGTACTGTAATCATTAATAAGCTTACAGGTAGAATAGTAGCGGAATATACAGCAAGACCCCAAACAAGTAAAGATTATTATGAACAAGTACGAAGATTGTTGTTATTTTACAATGCTCGTGCGCTATACGAGAATAACGTAAAGGGTATTTATGATTACTTTGAAGGACAAGGAAGCTTGTACTTACTGTGTGAAGAACCTAAATTAGTACAGGATATTATCAAAAAACCAAGTTTAACAAGAAAGCTTGGTATGAAAATGCATGATGAATTGAAGAAATTTGGAGAGGGACTTATCCTTCAATGGTTACTTCAAGATTATGACAAAGACAAAAACATTAAAAATTACCACAAAATTCGCAGTATTCCTCTTTTAAAAGAGTTAATTGCTTATGATGGTGAAAAGAATACAGACCGTGTTATGGCATTAATGATGGCAATTTATCAAATAAATGAGGAAAGAAGGTATATTCCTGTAATTGATGACAAGCCAAAATACATTCCAGCACATAAACAAGACTTCTTTAACAGGGGGCTTTTTAATAAAAATACTATAGGCTGGTAACAATAATTTCAAGTTTACTTGAATTGTGGTATTTTTAAGACTATTTTTGCAATTCTATAAATTATCATGGATCAAACTACATTACAATATTTTCCAATACAAAAGAAGTCTTTTAAAGAAAAAGATGAGCAGTGGAGGAAAGAATGCATTGATGGAGTAATAGGTATTACTTATGCTTATGGAAGAACACGCAGGTCTTCATCCAGAGATAAGAGGAGAAACTATGAACTTTTCAATAACAGGATTAACAAAGCTGACTTTGATTATGTTTTAAATCCTTTTAATTTAAGTAAAGAACAAATTAAGTCTTTTAATTTTCCAGCATCTTTACAACCTTATGACGTAACATCTCCAAGATTCAATCTCTTATTAGGAGAAGAATCTAAAAGACCCTTTAATCCAGTTGTAAGAGCTGTTAATGAAGATGCTTTGCATTCTAAACAAGAAGCAAAGAAAGCAGAAATTCTGGGAGTACTGGAACAAATGCTTGTGGCGCACATTGATCCACAAAGTATTGACCCAGATAATCCACCTCCTGCACCAGAACAACTTACAAAGTACCAGAACTATACTCCAAAGATGATGATTGAGAGTGTAGCTGAAAAGCTATTAACTCATTATTATCGTCACGAGAACCTGGATAAGATCTTTAATGATTGCTTTAAGGATGTACTTTTAGCAGCAGAAGAAATTATAGCTGTTGACAGAGTTGGTGATGGAGTAAAAGTACGAAGAGTAAATCCACTTGAGATCTGGTTTCAACTACCTTCTAACTCAGATCTTATTGATGAAGCTGATAAAATCTATGAAAGAACTCAAATGAGTGTTTCAGAGATTGTTAATGAGTTCTATGAATGGTTAACTCCAGATCAAATTGAGCAAATGGAATTAATTGGTTCAGGACAAACTAGCATGTACAATTATGGTGACATGCAGTTTAACATTCCTGAAGTAGATAGTATTTACTCATTTGATGATGGTTGGAGTAATCGTGGTATTCCAGTACATAGAGTAAAGTGGGCATCGTTTAAAAAACAGGGTGTGTGGCACTTTTATGATGAGAATGGAGCTCCACAACAAGTAATTGTTGAGGAGGGATTTAAAATGCCTAAAGGTGATAAGAACCAATACATTGAATGGTTCTGGGTTAAAGAATACTGGAGAGGTGTAAGAATCGGAATGGATATATATCTTTGGGATTTATGTGGGCCGTGTCCACAACAATTCCGAAGTATGGATAATTTAAGTGAGTGTAAGTCAGGTTATATAGGAACTGTGTACTCTTGTCAAAATTCAAGAGCAGTATCAATGATGGATCGTTTAGTACCTTGGATATATTTATATCTTATCTTGTGGTACAGAACCGAACTTGCAATGGCTAAGAATATTGGTAAGATTGCACTTATTGATACGAGTCTTATTCCTGATAACTGGGAAGTAGAAAAATGGATGTACTATGCTCAGGCTATGGGTTTTGGATTTGTTAACTCATATAACGAAAGTAACAGATCAAGTTCTGGGGGGGCTAACTTTAATCAAAGTAATCAAAACAAATCCCTGGATCTTGAAACTGGTGCTTATATACAGCAGCATATTGCAATGCTTGATTATGTTAATCAACAGATTGAGCAAACCTCTGGTATTACCAGACAAAGATTAGGAGCAATTAACTCCAGCGAATTAGTAGGTAATACTGAAAGAGCTGTAGTACAAAGCTCTCATATTACAGAACCTTACTTTGCACCACACGAATTCTTTAAGAAAAGAGTTTGTGAAGCTGTTATTGAAGTGGCTAAAGAATGCTTAGAAGATAATCCTAAGAACTTTCAGTATATTACAGATGATCTGGCTACTGTGTTATTTAAAGTAGAAGGTGACTTTGTAAATGCTGATTATGGAGTGTTCTTGTCTAATAGTACTAAAGATCAACAAGCTCTAGAAACACTTAAGCAATTAATGCAGTCAGCTATCCAGAATGAAAAGATTAATATGTCTGCTGTAGTAGATGTGTTAAATAGTACTAGTTTGTCTGATATTAAAGCTAAATTGATTGACTCTGAGCAACAAATGCAGGAAGCTCAACAAAGTCAAGCTGAACAAGAACAGGAAATGCAAAAACAAATGCATGACGAGGCTTTAGCTTTAGAGAAAGAAAAAATGGATAGGGATGATTACAATAAAGAACAAGATCGTCAAACCAATATACAAATTGCGGAAATTAAAACTCTTGGATTTGAACAAAACCAAGATGCTGATAATGACGGCACTCCAGATGTAATGGAGCAGGGTAAATTGGCTTTAGAAGAAAGAAAGCATGAGTGGCAGAGGTACATGGAGGAAAAGAAGCTAAAATTGGAAGATAAGAAAATTGAAGCTGAAAACCAACGTACAAAAGAAGAGAAAGCATTGAAACTTAAAGAGTTAGATGCTAAAGAAAGAATAGAAAAATTTAAAGTTAGGCATAAGCCTAAACCAAAAACAGGTAAAAAATAAACTGACAAAATGACATATGTACTATAGGAACTCAAGACAATATTGCACAAGTACTTGATTTTACTAAAAATACGTATTATCTTTGCAGTTCTAATTGTGAGAAAGATATGGCAGAGCAAGATGAATTAGATTTATCAATGTTTAGGGATTTACCAGAAATGGATTTTCCAGCACCTGAAAACACAGAGTTGACAGATAAAGACATTGAAGACGTAAAAGAGTTTACTATTGGCGAGGTTGAAAGTTTGGAAGAGTTCCAAAAGCAGACAGCCACTAAAAAAGAAGTAACTAGTACCCCAGATGATCCTGAGATCGAAGAAGAAACTGAAATTGAGACTCCAGAGAATACTGGAGAAGAAGCAGCTTCCGAAGAAGGAACAGAAGAAGTATCACCAATTCGTGCAATTGCTGAGTGGGCAGGTACAAAAGGGATTATAGATTTTGATCCAGAGAAGTTTGAAGATTCTGAAGACTATCTGGAGACTAAATTAAATGATGTAGTAAAAAGTAAGGTTGAAGCTTATAAACAGGACTTACCTGAAGTACTACATGATTTAATTAATAACTTTGAAGAAGGAGTTCCTTTAATGGAACTGATTGATTCTAAGTCTCGTCAAATAGAGTTTTCAGCTATTGATGAAGATACCTTAGAAAAAGATGTTGATTTACAGAAGAATATTCTGCGTCAGCATTTAGCCAATCAGGATTATAAAGAGGATGCTATCGAAAAGAAAATTAAAAGGCTTGAAGATAACCTTTTACTGGAAGAAGAATCAAAGGAAGCTCTTGAAAAATTAAAGGTTTTTGAAGAGAAGTACCAGCAAAATTTGATTAAGGAAACTCAGGAAAGAAAGAAGCAAGCTGAAAAAGAGTGGCAAGATACTCTTAAAAATATTGAAAAAACCATTATGACTGCGGATGAAATTATCCCAGGAATAAAGTTAACAAAAGAAGAAAAACAAAAGTTGTATGACGGATACATCAAATTTGATGCCAAACGTGAAACACAACTTACAAAGGCATTAAAGGCTGATCCTTTAGCAAACCTTAAAATTGCACAATTCTTTTTGTTGTTAAACGGCGATGTTTCAAATATTAAAACAAAACTGAAAACAGAAGTAACCAGAGAGGTTAAGAAAACTGTTAACACTTATAAAGAAAAGGACACACCTTTTAGTAAAGTTAATTTAGGTAAGATTCAAAAAGCCCTCGAATTAGCAAAGCAACAAAGACGTGGCTAAAAATAAAACAAACAACTAAAACAACATGGCAGTACAAGGTTTAAACGCACTACAGGTATCGTATGCAAAAAGTTGGGCAGGTCTTACGACTGAGAACCACTTATACGCTATTTATCAAAATCAGCCACAACTCGCTTCTGAGATTGTAACTGAAATTTTTAACAGACGTGGCTATTTGGGATTGGATAATTTCCTTTCTAAATACCCGACTAAGATGATGGAGCACGATGGAGAATTCCGTTGGATGCTTAAAGGGGATGAAGAAAGAGCAATTAAGATTCTTTCATTTACTTCCGCAGCTTACAGTTCAGTAGGTAAAGCAGGTCTTAACCAAGAGAAATTCTTGCTTGAGCTTGAAGAAAGAAACTTTGGTGTATCTGATTACTTAATCTTTGATGACAGAACATTTGGTGTTCGTATCGTAGGTGAAGGTTATTCAACTGGTTCAGGTTGGGTATATGAGGTACAATCAATGAATCCTGCAACAGGTGGTTTCATTCCAGCTCAGTTAATGACTGCTGGTAAGAAAGTATCTCGTCAGAACAACATTGTTACAAACACACTGAATGATGAATATAGCCAAGCGCAATTCACATCTCACTTTGAGATGCGTAACATCTTCAGTACTCTGTCTAAAGAACAAGTAGTTGCGGGTAACATGCACAACCGTCCATTGTTAATTACAATGAATGTTGGTGATGGTAAGCCAGTGACTGTTTGGACTAAATGGCAGGATATTATCACAGAGATGCAATGGAGACGTGAAAAAGCTTCTCAATTGATGTTCTCAGAATTTAACCAAAGAGCTGATGGTACATTCGCTACTAAATCACGTAATGGTTTTGTAATTAAGCAGGGTGCAGGATTGCGTCAGCAAATCTCTCCTTCTTATAAATTCTACTACAACACTTTAACTTTGGATTATCTGCATGAGGTAGCACAAAACTTGTCTATCAATATCTTGACAGAAGACCAAAGAGAGTTCTTGATTTTAACTGGTGAGCGTGGTATGTTCATGTTCTCTAAACTGATTGAGGATAAAGTAGCAGTATTCCAACCAATGGGTAATCCAGACAGGTTGACTGGTACAGGATCTAATCTTGGATTCAGAGGTCAATACAAGACATTTGAAGGTTACAATGGAATTAAATACACTGTAATGCACATGCCTGAATATGACAACGTAATCCATAACAGGTTGCCTCACCCAGATGGTGGTTATACTGAAAACTATCGTATGACTATCATGAACATTGGTACAACTAATGGTGAACCAAACATTCAGAAATTGGGAGTTAAAGGACGTACTGATATTAAATGGTATGTACCAGGTAGTACATCTCCGTTTGGCCCTCAAAGTAATGGAATGGGTGCATCAGGAGTAGATGGTTATGAAATTAAATATCTGACAACTCAGGCAATTAAATTGCAGAATCCTTTGAGTGCAGCTGAATTAATTCCTAACGTATCATATACATACTAATAGTAATTAACAAATTAAACAAAAGTAGTCGTGGAGAAAGATAATAAACAGATGGAAAAAACTACAGCACCAGCAACTGCTAAAAGCAGATTAACAGGTAAGTACATGCTAAAGCCAGTTCGTAAGACTTGGCTGGAGCAAATTGATAATAAGCATGATGGATTGCATATCTTTTCAGGCGCAGAGATTTGGATCTCTCCTGAATTAGATAACGTAGGACTTGTGAAAACAGGGCTTACAGATCAGGAAGCTAGAGAACTTGAGATTAAAATGGGGATGAAGACAATGGCTTTATCCCCATACTCGAAGGAAACTTGGGCAAATCCTAAAATCTATGCTAAAGTACCACAATCAGGAGTTGTTATTGACTGTGATAGAAGTGAACTCGATAAGATTAGATATGCATATTTAAGTGTCTGCGATAAAGTAGCACTGTCTTATGAAGATGCTAATGAAGATCCAAGAAAAGAGTTTGTACTTTCTAATCAGGAAGTTGAAGCATCTTATGATAGTAAGAAGGTAATGATTAAAGTAGATGCAATGAAGAAATTTACTGCAATGTCCTTTAATGAACAAATTGACTTCTTACGAATTTATGAGGAAGGTAAATTCAAAGTATCCAAATCAGCAACACCAGATTTCGTTGTAGCAACACTTGGAAAGATTGTAGATGAACAACCTCAAAAGTTTCTGGACTTAGTTAATAATCCAGATTACAAAACACTTGTATTTATTCAGGAATGTTTACAAGCAGGTGTAATGAAAAAGAATGGCCCCAAATACTATATCAGCGGTGGTGATTTGATTGGTAATAGTTTAACTGAAACAGTTGCCAACTTACAAGACCCTTCATATAGTCAAGTAAAGGTTAGTCTAAAAGCAAAAATTGACGCAATAAAATAAACTGAGAGAAGATGATAGTTAACCGCATGCATACTGAATTCAAGGTGGGTGTGGATAAAACTGACAGTTTTAACTCAGCTAACTTTACAGATGCAGAAATTGATTTGTATCTGTCAAATGCTCAAGAAGAGTTTATTGAACAGAGAGCTTGGGGAAATAACTTTAAAAGAGAATCCTTAGAGGAAACTCAAAAGAGAGTTAAAGATCTGCAAAGTCTTGTAGTAAATGCAAGATTAAGTATGTTACCAAGTACACTTGACAATAAAGAAAATGCATTCTTTGTAGCTCTTCCAGATGGAAGTACAGTACTTGATGAAAATGGAACTCCTTATCCCAAGTACAGGCATGCAATAAATGAAGAATTAGTTGTACAATACACTGATTGTAATGAAAGGACTAAGACGGTAAGAGTACCAGTAGTAGCTTTAACTCATGACAAGTATAATACAGCAGTAGCTAATCCTTTTGCAAAGCCAAGCTTTAACAGAGTTTATAGATTACCTTATGGTAGAATAGGAACGCTGGAACATTTTGAGATTGTAATAAGTCCACAAATGGTTATAACTCCAAGAGGATATAATCTAAGGTACTTAAAAGATCCCAAGAAAATTGATAAAGCTCAGAAACAATCACCACTTGGATTGCTAGGAACTGCTCAGGGAGAACTCACAGATGAGTCATACAGAGAAGTAATTGCAATAGCTGTCAGGAATGCATTAGGAGATATTGAGTCACAGAGAGTCAATGATGCAAGAGAAAAATTAAACGAAATAGAATAATTCACAATTTAAAAAATAACTAAATGTCTGTAAATACATTTAAAAGTCCAATTGAACCAATTGTTAAAGCAAGTAAAGGAAGATTGGCGCAATTAGATCTTGGCGTAGGTGAAAATCAATTTGTAAGAGCAAGTGATTTGAATCCAATCATTGAGTATCTGAATGCTAAAACAGGTGTAAATGTTAGTACAACTTCTGCAAGTAACACTCCTACAATTAATGCAATTGCAGGAAAGTTTACCACAGCAACATTAACAACTTCGCCAACAAGTGGAACAGGATCACCTGTAACATCATTGACCCTAACAAACAGTAATATTGCAGCTACAAGCATTGTTTACGCAGTAATCACAGCTTATGGTGGTACTACTGGACAACCAGCAATTTCAAGAGTTGTACCAGCAGCTGGTTCAGCAACAATTGTAATTGCTAACGTAGGAACAGCAGTATTAAATGGTACAATTGAAGTAAGATTCATCGTATTCTAAACAAAACAAACAATTAATATTAACCTTTAAAATTAAAGAAACATGTCAGTACAGACACAAAAAAACGTAATGAATGTAATGGTTGGAAAAGAAATTGCAGCAGGTGGATCTGCTATTGCAGTCTCTAGCTTACAAATTACAGACCCAACAGCGTCCTCTACATATCTTGAAGATGGATCAATCGTAGCACTTGGTATGGGTGCATCTGGTGAAGTTATTTTACCGGCATCTAGTACCAATACTATTGCTAACTATCCAAGCATCCGTTTGGTTCAGCGTGTTGGAAACTTGCTTAATTTTTCACCTACAATTGTTGGAACTGATGTTACAGCATTTAGAGGAAAAGATGGTTCAGCAGGTGCAGAACAAGTAACAACTGTAGGTTATAATGGATCAACTGGATCTATTGATAACTCAGGAACAGATTTCATCCTGACCTATGTAGGTCTTTGGGATGACATGATGTGGTCTAAACAACAATATCGTAAAGCTTACGATTATTACAGCACAGCAGCTACACAGCAATCAATTGCAAAACAATTGTCATTTGACATTAACCAGGATATGTTTAAACAAACATTGGCAGGTACAGGTGCTCAAATTAAATGTGAAGTATTGTGTGATGGTACAGCAGCTGACCCAAGTGGATCAGCAACAACTGCTGCTGTTGTAAACGGTAGTGATATTGTAACACTTGATGCAGCAGATTCTTCTGTACAAGCCATTGGAGCAATTATCCGTCTTGGTACAGCTGGTGGTGGTAGAGGAGTAGGAGTTCCAGTTTATATTGTAGTAGGTATTCCAAGTACTGATAGTACTTTGAGTTCTACTCAATTCAGAATTCATACTTACTTCCAAGGAACATCTAATGCTGCTCTTGCTATTGCAACAGCTTCTCAAGCTGGCGGTGTTGTAGCAACTGCTACTAACTATGGATTAAAATTCACAGGTCTTCCTTTGACTTGGACTAAAGATTTCTTCAAATACAAGAGAGTATCTTTCCGTATTGAATTGAAAGGCTTTGGTACAACTGCTGTAGCAACTCCTACACAAGCAGCTTTAGGTTTTGGAGATTATCGTCACGTAGCAGAAATGGAAAGCTTTGCAGCTGGAAATGAAGGTGCATTGAACAGAACAATTGTTCCTTTGCCTACTGGAAGACAAGTTACTCCTACAGATGGTTCAATTCCGTTGTATGATGCAATTGTAATTGAGTGGGCTGACAGAAGTAAAAAGTCTCCTATCTCTGGTGTAGTTCCAATGCAAGAACAACTGTTTATATTTACTCCAGATTCAACTGACGGTGCTAAAAATAGTACACGTCTTTTAGATCAGTTGAATGAGTGGATGGTATCTGCTGGTATGTCTTCTCAATCAGTATAATCTGATAACCAGTATTTTTTACTTTTACCGATTATAAATACAAGGGCAGATGGTGTAAAATCACTGTCTGCCCTTTTTACTTAAAGAAAAATGGCTACACTTAGATTACAAACTTCTGTTACTTTAAAATCTGATGGTACTAGCTTTTTCTTCGGAGATATAACTCCTTTATTTAACCCTGTATCAAACCCATTTGGATATGATACAAGTGGTTCACCAACAGGTTTTCCTGCAAGTTCAGTAGATACTACTAAACTTTATCTTGATGTAACTACTCCAGATGGTACTGTAACAAGTATAACTATCCCAGGAGCTGACTTTATCATAGCTAATATTGGTGTAACAGGAGCTATTACTTACGAAGTAACAGCAGCAGCATTAGGACTCACAACTATAGAAGATGGTGTATATCACTTTAAATACACTATTACAGACGTAACAAATGGAAGACTGTACACATCTCAATGTGATGTAGTATCAGATCATAACGTCTGTTGTTGTTTGGATAAAAAATTAAAAGACATTCAAATCTGTGCTACTTGTACAAAGGAGCAAAAGAGTAAAAAGATTGATGATCTTTACAATGCTTATATGTTAAGACATAAAGCAAAGTATGCAGCTGCATGTGGTGATCTTGCAGGAGCACAAAAAATATTAAACGATTTATTAAACTATTGTAACATTAAGCGTTGCGACGCTTGTTAAAAATAACAACATGTGTATTGATTGCAATGACAATTTAATGCTTCCTCCATTAGGACAAGCAAACCAACCTGGAAATGATGGGCAATCTGCCTATGTATATATTGCATCAGCATCTAGTTCTTCTGGAGCAAACTTTACTTATCCAGCAGCTTTAGATGATCCTGGTACAACAAATGGAAAATTTTGGATTAGTATTATTCAAAGTACTACACCACTTACTCCAGTTGCATCAGACTTTACTACTTGGGATAGAGTAGTAGGTTCTAATGGAACTAATGGAACTAATGGCACAGATGGAACTGATGGTATATTTGGAGGAGTTTCCTTTGAATACAAGTTCTTAGGATATGGTTTATCAAGTGCTTCAAATCCTACTTCAGGATTCTTGTCTTTAGCTGGAGCAACTAATGCAGCTACAACTTCAATGGCAATTTCAGAATTTGATACTAATGCAATTGATTTAAGTTCTGTATTAAGTTTATTTTATTCCAGTACTAACGTAGGAGTAAAGTCTTTAATTAAAATTACCGATAAAACTGACAGTACTAAATATGTAGTATATTCAATTGGTGGTGGTTCAGATCCAGGTACATTTAGAACATTAACAAGTTTAACGTACTTAGGAGGTAGTACAGCTCCATTAACAAATGGTAGTGATGTACTTGTAAGTATTAGTGTTGTTGGTGATAAAGGAAGTCAAGGAGCAGCTGGGCCAGCTGGGGCATTTATTATCGGAACATTAAGTCCAGCAGCTTGTGTTGGGGCATCTGCAACATGCTTTGCAGCAGGTAAAATATATTTTCCAGTTCCAGCTTCAGGAGGTACTATTACGCAAGGTTCAGCTTATAGATTTATATCTAATGGTATCGTAACTGATGGTGTAAATGAATTTCGTGTATTTAATAATGATGTATTATATTGTACTGGTGACATTACTAGTACTACTCCAAGTTATGTAAATTGGTTTATTTGGCACGGTTTTCCAAGAGCATTTAAACCAGGTAATGGACTAGATTGCTATGTTCAAAATACATCAGGAGTAGGATCAGCTGTTGGGGACAGAGCTATTGCTTTTAATAATAATAATTCTGTAGCTGGAAATGACTCAGCAGCATTTGGAGATGGAAATTCTGTACCAGGGACTAGATGTATAGCATTTGGAGGAGGACACATATTAGATGGTCAAGATAACGTAGCTCTTGGTGAACATCATACTAGTAATGCAGTACTTGAAAATTCTTTATTAGCAGGAACATCACACGATGCTTCTGCTATAGCACTAGCAGGGGGAGTAACTCAAACAAACGTAGCTGCTTTTGGTAATTCTCACAATCTTGGAACATATGCAAATAATACGTTAATTACAGGAGAAGAAGGAAAAATTCAATTTCCAGCTACATTAACTCTTGCAGGAGGTAAATTTGCAACAAAAGGAGATAATCAAATTATTATTGCAAACGCTGCAACTTTTACAAACAATACATATAAGGTAAGAGATTTATCAACGTGGCTACAAGGATTTGGTTCGTATAATAGTCAATTAGTGATGCCTACAAATTCTATTTGGAAGGTAAAGGCTGAAATTATCTCTTACAATATAACTTCTTCTAAAACTTGTATCTGGGATGTGCATTTTACTGCAAAATGCGTTGGTGGAATTATTACAATTTTAGATAAAATTTATATTATTCCTCCTAGTGGAGTACCAACATATAATAACGTAGCAGCAATAACAGCTCCTCCAAACCCTCCAGGTCACGCTGCTGACGGAGTTATATTAACTACTTCAGATGCTTTATATGAAGATTATGGAGCAGCAGCTGTTGAATTAGCAATTTATGTAGATTCAGCGGGAACAAGAAATATTCTTCACTTTACTTGTGATAGTACTTCTGAAGCACCTGATGTTGTAAGATGGAATAGTAAAGTAGAAATTACTCAATTAGGTTGGTTTTAATTAAATAATTATGGCAGCAGCTGGAAGTCCTACTACTGTAGGATTATACATAAATAGTTTTAGTACCAGCACTACGGATAATAGTCCATATACGCATTTGTTAGGCGCAGATGGTTATGGGGCTTATCCAAATGGATCTGGTAATAAAATAGATGATCTTATTATTTATATGTCATCAAGAGGTTACAACTATGCTATATTGTATGGTTTAGCTTCAGCTCCTACCTTCATTGATTCTAATGGAAGTGCTGGGGCAGCTATGGAATCATTTAATGCTAATGGAAAAGCTATTCTTCAAAACATTATTGCAAGATTCAGCGCATTTGGAATTAAAGTTGGTGCTATTTGTGATGTATTTAAGCCTAACTATTTAACAACTAGATTTGATGGTACTTCCCAGGTTAGAAAAATTGTAGAGTATAATAACTCTGTTGCCCCTAATGAGCAGTTTAGTGTTATTAACTATGAAACTGAATTCTGGAGATTCCCATATACTGCTGCGTTAAATCCAGAACCTGTTACATGTAATACAACTTTAGCTATTGGTTGGGACGGTGTTCCACCAGTGGATTGTACTGGACAAACATCTGCAACAAATATTACAGGAGTAGGACTTGATGATTTTATCAAAATTAATATTAATGGTACTGATTATTATCGTCAAATCATAGGAGTAACTTATACAGGATCAAACTTAACAAGAGTTGCTTTTGATAGAAGTTTACCAGTGGCAGCACTAGGTTGCAGACAATATAAACAAATCAATTTATCACTTGCAGTAGTAGATTACGAAACATTTTTATACCGTGTAAAAGCATGTAGAAATTTCTTAAATGCTAATGATACAACTGGATTAACAACTGAGGTATATGTAGGGTTCCCCAACTATGCTGGCGGTATTCGGCAACTTGCAAGATTATATGCAGATGGAGGTATTGATCCAATTATAGATAGAATTTGTATTGCTGTATATTGGAGAACACCTAACTGGAACTATTGCAATGGTAACTATGCGAATGATCCTACAGGATCTTATTCAAGAGTAGTAGCAGACATTTTAAATAACGTAACTGGTACAAGAGAACTTGGGATTATTATTTCAGCTGAGTCGCCAACTGCAAATGCAAGTGGCTGTGATGATACTGGAAGTGCTTATAGCGGATATTTTTTAGAGGGTAGAACATTAGCTGCTAATGTAAGTGAAAGTCAAGTATTCTGGCCTTTAATTAATCCTACAACACAAACTACAAATAGAAACTATTGTGGTGGTGCTTGTTGTCCTCCTGGAACAATATCAGCTCCAAATACTGGAGTATATGATCCAAGAAGTATTCAGGATTGCTGGGATTATACATTAACTTATACAATAGGCCCAACATGCTCTAATCCATCACCTGAAACTGGAAAGACTTATAATAAAGCTGTAGCTGATGGAGACATCACTCCAACTCAGGATTCTCATGCTAACTGGACAACTATACTAATATTTGATCAGGAATTAATTAGGCCACTAATAACTGATCCTCCACCAACAGCTGATCCATTATTTATGAGTTATAGCATACTTAATTGTAGCTGTAACGGATTTTGTGATGGTATGATTACAGTTAATCCAAGTGGTGGAACACAACCTTATACATTTGATTGGGAGATATATGATACTGGTACAGCATCATGGATTCCATTTGTAGGAGCTGGAGCTGGAACAGATCAAATTACATCACTATGTCCAGGAGATTATAGATGTACTTTAAATGACTCAGCTCTTGGAACTCCTTATACTACACCAACATTAACTGTTACTGAGCCTACAATATTAAGTGCTACAGTAGATGCAGTAAATGCAAATTGTACTGGAGCTGGTGGAAGTATAAATGTTTCAGCTGCTTCAGGCGGCCCAAGCTCAGTATATACTTGTAGTATTGATAGTGGTACTACTATTTTTGCAGTACCTCACGTATTTACAGGATTACCAAGTGGTTCTTATACAGTTGAAGTATATTCAGGATCTCCTACATCAGGATGTTTCTTAAGTAATAATTATACTTTATCAGCAAGTTCTTCTCCTGTAATTACAGCAACATCAACAAGTCCTACTTGTAATGGAGGTCAAGA